CTATAGATACTTCCGATTAAAGAGCTTTCACTTCTAAAACCTTCTGGAATGTTTCCAGGATTTAGCACTTTTACGCCTCGATCTCCAGTGCTATGGTGACGAACGAATCCCGGCCCATTTCTGCGAATAATTCCGAACCATCCCCAATCCAAACCTCCGAAGTTATAAGAAACTAAGTTATTAACACGCCTAATTTTGATAAACGATGTTCGATTGCCTACAGTAAGTTTCGAAACCGTGTTAAGCGTTCTCCAACCTGTATCGCCAATCAAGACACGCCAACCTGTGTTGCCACTACCTTTTTCTTTAATCCATTTTAAGGCTCCGTTCGTCACGTTGACATCAACATATGTCGTGCCAATTTCAGCAGTGATACGCCCTTCTGGTGAGCCTGTACCACGGATTTCATGGCCGACGTTCTCTGGTAGCGGTAAAGTGACCCTGTTACCTCCTGTGATACTTAAATCATTACCTGTTAATGTCAGCTGAGGCTTTACAATCTCACTCTTTTTAGCATAATCAGCAAGCGATTGATGTTGTGTTAAATAATGCTTGCCCTCCAATTCTTCATGCGTCACAATCTGAGAATAGTCTATCTCAGTTGCTTCATGCATTTCTTCCTTGGTTGCAAAACGTGTCCTGATATCCTTGATATCCTTACCGATTTCCGTTGCTAGATTTTCAAGGTTATTCATAGCAATCACGCTTTCGCTGCATTATATGTTGCGACCAGGTCGAGATTGGCAAAAGAGTCAAGTCGTGTGCCTAAATCTGAAATCTTTTGAACAACTGCGCTTTCAGTACTTCCGCTCATGCTAGCGATTTTCTCAGCAATCTCTTTGAGGGTATTCAAATCCTCAGATACACCCTCGCCTAAAATGTCATTTTTAACTGCTGTTTTAGCCTGTTCAATCAGTTGTGTGACTGTCGCATTGTCAACTTTACCATTTAGCAGTTGTTTCAATTCCTTGATGTCAACACCAACTGCTTGCGCAAATGCCGTTAATTTTGTTGTGTCCATATTTCTACACCTTTCCTAAATTGTAGTAAAAAAGCAAGTCAGGAAATTCCTGACTTACTGTGCTGTCACTACCTACAGACCTACCTGCAAGTTGCTTCTTAACCTCTTCTGCGATATCAAACTCTTTGAGAGTGTGGATTTCGTTTGTTACCAGTTCTTTATCTGACGCGACTATCTTGATGTGTGTCGTCTTATCGCTCGGAAATACATATCCACCTACGTTAATTTCCAGCCGATACTTACCGATTGGTAAGATATCAGTGATACTAAACACCACGCTTTGATTCTCTACTGTGACCCTCTTTGACCATTGTGAATGTCCCAAAGTCAATGTGACAAGGGCTTCTTGTCCATTTAATGAGGGTATCGCTTGGAAGTCCTCGTCTAATAGTTCATAACCAAATGTGGAAGAGATGTCCCCTTGCTTAATCAGATAGCCGCCGTCAAATTGAGCCAGATTTGTCGTGTTATAGACCATTCTGCGCCCCTTTCTCATCTTCAATTAAGATGTCGTCCCTAATCTGCAATGCTTCAAAATTGTTGTACAAGTGGTCAATGTAGCCATTGCCTCCAAGAGCTTTATAGCTTTTGTGCATATTTTCGACCACATAGAACTCATCCTTTGTGGTAAACCCACGACGGATGGCCCTGCGAATATCACGGTCAAGGCGCATCCTCATAGTTACCAGGTGCGCCTCGTCGTGTAACTTCAGTTTCTCTTGTACTTCGTCAATTTTGGTGTTGCTGTCGCATGCGGTTTCTTGGACATCTTTGATTTGTTTCTTGACTTCACTCAACTCTGAAATGATTTGGTCTGTTTGTTCCTTTGATTTCTTCGGCAGTTTGTAGCTAAGCCAAGCGATAATAATCGGTGAAGCTACTGGTAGTACGTTCATGAAGAAATGTTCTGTTTGCTGTAAGATGTCCATTTAACACCTCTACTCTTTTGGTTCAAACTTCCATGCTGCGCCTGTTCCATCAAGTTCAAGACGACCATTACGAGCGAAATCGCTGACTGGTTCGCCATTATACGTGAATTCACGGTTAAGTTGAACCAAGACACGCTTGCCTTCACCGTTGACTTCCGTATGATTAGGGTCCTCGATAGTAATCAAGTCATGTGCCATGTAATGCTTACCAACTTCAGCAAGTGGAATCAACTCTACCAATTCCTTGTAGTTGGTTCCATAGGCGATTGTCTTGCCTGCTACGGCATTTAAAACGACCGCATGGATAATCTTCCCATACCGGTCGGTTTCTTCTTGGTTATGCTTAACTGCTTCATCTGTAGCGGTTTGTTTCGCTTTAGTTTCAGCAAGTTGATGTGTCGCCTCTTCCAGTTTCGCTTGCGTTTGAACAATAGCGCTCGCCGGGTCAAGTTCAGCCTTAATAACATCCAAAACTGCTTGGATAAGCACCTCTTGACTTTCGTGAGTGCGGTCGCCATTCAATCCTGCTTGCTCGTAGCTATAGCGTTGGCCATGTTCTTTCTTGATTGTAACAATCGTTACGTTCTCAGGTTGACGATAGTAAGGGGCATTTGCTAATTCGTAAGTTTGTGTCATGTTCTATTCTCCTTTTTGCATCTTAGCTTTAGTTTCTTCAAATAGTTCTTTGAGCGCTGGGTCGTATTCCAGTACCTCGTTCATTGCTTTTAATTCGCTTGTTGCAAGTTGATAAAACGCCTCATTTTGAGCCGATTCCAACTCACTTTTGGCCAATTTAGTGGCTAGTGATTGTAACACTAGCTGATTGATTGCTTCATTCATGCTAATTTCTCCAATTTTTGATTAAGTTCTTGAATGGCCTTAATTAAGTAAGGCACGAGTTCAAATGTTCGATATGAGTAAGCCCCGTCCGGATTTTCGTAGAAAGCCTCTGGAACGTACTTCTGAACATCCTGCGCCATGATACCGCAAGCTATATCTTCTATTTTTCCATCGTACTCCTTGCGGTAGCTGTAAGTTTTCAAGCTGTTGACAATATCAAGGCCTGAGACTGTACTGTCTTCGATATTGTTCTTATATCGACGGTCTGAAATCTCTTTATTCATTGGGATCCAGTCGTAACCTGAACCGCTGTAATAAAGATATAAATAACCGCTAGATGGATCAATTCTTGAGTATTTTGGTGATGAAATCCAGTAACCCTCTTTATTCTTATCGTACGTATATACAATATTTCCGGTTACTTCAAGGTTTCCGTGAACTATAGGTCGATTCCAAAAATTAGCTTGATTATAACAATACATTTCACCGTTATTTTTGACATACCAAGCGTAATTGCCTGGCTTCTCCCAGTTGTTTCCCCAGTTAACCCAAAGGGCAGTCTGGCCCCATCGCCCATTACCTGAACCCATTCCGACTGCGAATTGGTTCTGGCCAGTTAGCCAGTAAGAGTTCGGGTCTTTATCATGAGTACCAATCTGGAATCCACCGATTTTCCCCTTATACCCCTCAAGCAAGGTAGCAGTAACTACAACAGACCGAAGCTTGTTGATAAAGGCTTCTTTAGCAGCAAGCGTATCTGTGAAGATATTACTTGATACGAACATCCGAGCCATTGCTTGGTCCATAATGAGCTTATCAGCTGTGATAGTCTTTGAACCGATAATCTCAGCGTTCAGTTTAGCAAATGCACCCTCGCCGACAAACAAACGCTTGAAATACCCTTGAATGGCGGTCAATTCATCAAGCAAGGTCTTTCCTTTCAAGCGAATCTTCTCCGCTTCAATCAAAATTTGATTGTTAGTCGCATTAATTTGAGAAACCAAAGCACCAGCACTTGTCAAATTCTGAACCGACCACGACCCAGCAAGTTGACTCTGAACCGTGCGAACGGCTTCCTCTGTGTCTTCGGGGGCGCGTTTTGGAGTTGTAGCGATTGAACCTTCCTCAAGTTGTGGGTCACGAATATATACTACATCACCAACTCGCCACCCGTTAGCGTAAAAAACGCTTGAATAGTATCGCGAAAAGGCAACCTTAAATGTATTAGAAATTCGTTCCCATTCTGTCGATACAGGCACATTCCTCTTTAATCCACCCGCTTCAAATCCCATGTCGTAGAAGGTGATTGGCCGACTAGATTTCATTTCCCAAGACCATGTCATATCCTTGCCTTGAAATTCATTGCCTCTCAAATCAAATAAAACTTTATTGAAACCACCATTACCACTCTTTGTACAAGTGGCTTTCAAAGTATGTCCGCTTTTGGAATTCTCATCGATGATTCTTTCAAATTTCCAAGCTGACGAATACGACCCAAGAGGTAGCAATCCGTTCCAATCGAAATTGCGAATTAAATTCTGTCCGTTGATTTTAGCAACCTCAACCTGAAATAGGTGATTCGTCAGAGCCATGCGAGCGACTTTATTCGAGATATCATTCTCGTTGCTACCAATAATCCGCTCATAGAGCTGACTAGTCTCTCTGACACGTTGGAAGTCTGTCTGATTGGCCTTGCCAGCGATTTGCGATGTGATGCTTGCAAATTGGCCGTCTACCGTCTGCTTGTACTGAGCAATCTTTGAAGCGATGTCATTGTTCGTCTGCGTGCTAATCGAACTAAAACGACGCTCAAGGCCTCTCACATCCTCCTGATAAGTCGATTTCCCAACATAATCTCTGGATATCTGTTCACGGACTGCACTGACTTGACGAGCGCTCTCATCTCGAGCATAACGCTGCAATCTCTCTTGTCGCTGACCATCCTTGCTGATGTAGGTCTCAACTGCACCTATTTTAGTAAATAGACCGTCTGCAGTACTTTTAACCTCGTTCAGCTTCGTGCCGTATTGAGTCTTGAACGACTCAATCTGGCTAAGAGCATTTTGAGATGATGCTTGTAGGTTAGTAAGATCTGCTCTTGCTCGCTCGCTAATTCGTTTCGCTTCCTGAGCGAGTGAATTACTTGCACCAGCACTTCGTAGGGCCTCTTCAGCTTTTCGTCTAGCTTCTTGGATTGAAGCGTTGTCGAACGACTGAAACTTCTTGTCAATTTCGCTTGAGATTTGACGCTTGACTTCTTCGGCTCTTTCCTTCGCACGTTGCAGTTCATTATCAAACTCTAACTTATAAACGCGAATTTTCTCGTCGAATTCCTTATTTCGACGGTCTACCTCGGTCGCTATAGCTTCTTCAATCAACCCCTCACTAAAGCCACTTACTGCTTCTTTGATAGCTTGTTGACGAGTTGAGCGGTCTTTAGCTTGTAATGTCTGGTAATCGCCCAATTCAACGACTGAGCGGTTATCATCTAACTTGTCGATGATTAGCTTATGGATTCTAGCTTCAAAAGCTATTCCAATCTGGTCTCTTACGATTCCGACACTATCACCAATCCAGATATCTTGCTCAATCGCATTGGCCAAATCCAAAAGATTGGCTTTGAACGTGACGATAGGAACAGATAAACGTTGCAATTCCTTGTAAGTTGCTTTTAACAACTCGACCGGGTCTTCTATATCTTCGTTGGTATATACTCCAAAACGGTGTTTAATTTCGCCATTTTGATGTAAGCCGTAGATGTTTCTAGCGGTCTCATTCGATACATAATTCTGCCCTGCAGGTTTGTCGACAGGGTCGCCTTTAGCAACAGACCACGATACATCTTTAAACTGGATTCTACGACCATAACCACCCGTAGCTTCCCCAGTTTCATCCGTGCTTTGTTCACCCTTACCACGCCCAATAAGAGCCGTCACAACCTCGTCAGATGATTCTTCATAGGTTATGTTCAGGATGTTAGAACCATATTCAAATTGATGCCCTGTTTTGCGTCCAAAACGCTGATTTAGGTCAATGTATCGTCCGATTATCTTGTTTTCGACAAAGGTATATCTAACTTTGAACTCGCAAGCGTAAGATTCAATCAATTTAACAAGAGCTTGTCTGACAGAAATGTAATAGAAAGACATATTACCATTAATTGTCAAACCGTCTACATAACCTAATTGGTAGCCAGTGCCCTTCAAAATCTCTCTTAAAACATCGCTTGCATTTCCGCCCGGTCGCTTATCTTCGATGATGAATGAATGCAAGTCACTTTCTGCTCTGTCTATCCCCTGGATAGTCAAACCGATGTCGTAAGATTTTTCAGAAATCCGAAACAAACAAAAAGCCCTGTCTCGTGATTGAAATCCGAAAAACTGGGCTTCTTTGATAATGTTAGGCTTGTAATCTACAGGAATTTCAAAGCTCGCTCTATCAAATTGATTTAATTCAATCGTATGAGTGAAATCTGCAAGGCTCGCTTCATCAATGACATCAATCAATTCTTCTGTTTGATTAAATAAATAGATCATGCGAATACCTCTTTATACTCAATACTATTTAGCAGAGCGCCTACAACTTGAAATGTATTAACGCCTTTTTGAAGTTTAAAATACCGACTATTAACCATGTCGAAGTTCATCAACTCGTTCCTGCCATTTAACGTGATTTCTCTTGTCTCACAATTAACAAGTAGATTTGGACCTTGAATGTAAGTAGCCTTTAGTCGAATATATCTCTGAGTTTCAAGATGTAGAATCCGAATCTCAGAGCCAGCTTGCGTTGTAAGTCTCAAAATAGGCTCTGTTGGAAAGTCTCCGTTATACGTTACTTTGTTTGTTGTAGCAGTTTTAGGTTCGGTATACTTGAACGGATCATGGCAAATAAAATGCAACTTGATAACCGTATCATTCGCATCTTCCAATTCTGGTTTCTTAACTTTTGAAAAGATTGCTTTATAATATCGGCCTGAATCATCACCGAATACTAATTTCTTGGCTTTACGAGAAAACAAGAGGCGATTTAATCGCTCGTACTGTTTCCGCATGCCTAAATCAGTAAATCCTGTTAACTTAACCTGTATTTCTATCTCACGCTCTTTATAAGTCGCACCATAGAGATATTGACCGTCTCGACCTTTGATAGTTGCAGTTTCGTGATGAAAATCAAGGACATCACGTCCTGTGGTGTTTGCCACAAAAAACGTTCCGTCCTCGTTGTTCATCTCTTGATTGAGGCTCACATCACCAAATCGAACTTCTAAGCCAGAGTTAAATGTTGGCGTGCCTCTTATTGTGTCATTAAAAGTATACATTTAAAACACCATTAAAGGCTTTGAGCCTTCAATCTTATCCTTTCTTCTTTACTTTGGATGTTTGAAATGTCAGAAACGAAGGCTCTGAAATCATTTGAACCAAGAGCGAGGTTAATAATAGCCGGTTCTTTCGTTTGATTTACTTCATAAGTAGCTGACAATGTACCAGATACGTTATTAGAGAAATCGCCCTGCAAGGCATTGGACATCGCTGAAACTCTAGAAACTGCATCGTCAAACATCGAACGAATACCGTCTGCCATTCCAGACACATTGCCTTTGACATCTTCAAAGCCACTCATTAAAGTGGTATTGAAACCACCCATGATAGCTTGACCAGCTGGTATCAGCAATCTACGGTCATAAGAGATAGGTCCTTTGTTTTCGGCAATCCAGCTAGCGATACCACCGACAAAATCTTGAACCGCTCCCCAAGCTGATTTTAGACCGTTTAAGAAACCATCGATGATAGCTTGCCCTGCTGCCCCTAAGTCAATATTCCATAATTGGTCAAAGAAGCCTTTAACTGCTTCAATAGCGCTAGAAACTCCACTTTTAAGCGCTTCTAATGCGTTTAAGAAACCTTCTTTCAAAGCGTTAGCAACATTCACTACAGTATCTTTAATCGCATTGATTGCAGTTGACACAAAGTTTTGGATACCCGTCCAAATTGTCGTAACTGTGTTTTGGATAGCGCTCAATACTGTGCTGATGATATTACTAATCGCATTAATTACCGTTGAGATAACTGTCTGAATACCTGTCCATACTGTTTGTGCAATACCTTTAACAGCTTCCCACGCACCACTCCAATTTCCTTGGATAAGTGCAGTTGCTACACTGATAATACCTGCTATTACATTCAAAACTGTTGAAATGATTGTTGAAATTACTGTCCAAACTGTCTGGACAATTGTAGTAAATACTGTCCAAACTGCATTCCAGACATTTTGAATAATCTGCATGCCTGTTGTAATCACGTTTTGAATCACTTCGATTGCACTTGTAATGAATTGCTGAATAGCTGTCCAAACCGTCTCAATGACCGGCTGAAGCATATTCCACGCAGTCGTAGCAACATCTACGATACCAGTCCAAATAGTAGACATGAACTCAGAGAAACCAGTCCATAATCCTTTTATTGTTTCGACAATAGGGGTCAAAAAATCAACAAATCCATTCCATGCATTTTTAGAAATATCTGTGACGCTATTCCAAAGAATTACAAAGAACTCAACTAAACCGTTCCAAGCATTTTTGATAGCTTCAATGATTGGCATCACTACTTCAACGATTCCATTCCAAACCGTTGTAGCTACTGAAACAATTCCACCCCACAAAGCTGAAAAGAAATCTTTTAAAGCATTCCAAACATTCATTAAAGCTTCAACAATAGGACGAGCACCCTCTAAAAAGCTATTCCAGACATCTGAAGCTACCTGCTTAATACCTTCCCAAAGTCCAGAAAAGAACTCAGTAATGCTATTCCAGACATTCTTAATGGCATCTATTACTGGTTTTGCTTTTTCTAAAAAGCCGTTCCATGCGTTTGAAGCAGTTTCTTTGACTCTATTCCATAAGTTAGAGAACCAGTCAACAAAGCCGTTCCATGCGTTTCGAATGCCTTGCCAAGCTTTTGAAGCGACGTTAACAATTCCATCCCATAGACCTGTGAAGAATTTTCTGAATCCTTCACATTTATTCCATAACAGAACGAATACTGCAACCAGCGCAATAACAATACCAATAATCCAACCAACTGGGCCTGATAAGACTGCTACTATCGCTCCCCAAGCCGAACTAAAAGCTCCAGCAATTGCAGAACCTTCCATAATACCTGAAATGAACGTTCCAATTGCTGAAATAGCTGGCATAATCCACCCGCCAATTTTTGTCAAGATATTTAAGCCGCCTAAGGCTATCCTAGCGAGTTTTGAACCTTCCGCCATAAATGTCAGTGCTGAGCTTGCTGCTTTAGAGCCTTTAGAAATGCCGATTAAGGCCATTCCCACATCTTTTATTGTTCTTAAACCAGCAATCCCACTTTTTGTTAAAACAACTGCTTTACTGAGACCATTTAAGGCAGTTGTCGTAGGTCCAATCAATGCCTTTGTTGTTTTAAAAGCAATAAACGCTTCAGCAATTCCTCTAATTTGAGCAGGGCTTAAACTTTCTACAACCTTGGCAAACGCTTGTAACGCCCCAGATGCTATATTTAACCCTCTACCTAGCTTTTGACCAAAAGATTCAAAATCTCCTCCAGCCAATGCAGAAACAACTTTCTTAATAGCTTGCCAGATTTCGTTTAATGTTACTTTGAAATTTGAAATAGCACCAGATTCTGAGAAACCTTTCCAAAATTCCTTCATTTTAGATACTGCGTTTGTTACAAATCCAGAAATCTTTTTCATGATTGAGTCAAAATCAATCTTATTTAACACATCTTCAAGGTTTGTTGCTAATTTATTAAAATCAATCTTATCAAGCTGATTCATGATAGCTTCAAGAGCCTTGATACCTGCTTTAGATAATGCGTCAAAAGCTGGCTTCAGTTTATTTGCTAGCGTCTCTTTCAAACCGTCTAACGCTTGATCAATCGTCTTGTAGCTTGTGGCCATGTCCTGCATCGACATCCCTGCACGTTTAAACGCTTCAGCGAAATCATCTGTTTTGACTTGTCCTGCTTGAATTTTAGTAATCAACTCATTTAAAGACATTCCCATCTCTTTAGCGACGGCACTCATACCTGCTGGAGCTTGTTCCATCATGACGCGGAAATCTTGCCATGAAATCTTCGGTTTAGCTAAAGCCTGCACCATTTGTTGAGACAAGGATTTCATGGCTTGTTTCGGATTTTCAGCGGATGCAGCAAGACCACCCATAGCCTTAACTAGTTCACCACTATCTCGACGACCAATTGCAGCCATCTGCGAGAATGTGCTAGCCATATCTGAAGCTGAGTAGATGGTTTTAGTCGCATAGTCCTGCATGGCCTCTTTAGCTTCGTTAATTTGGTCTTTCCCCCAGCCTAGCTTGCTAAGGTTACCATCGAACGTGTCCCATGCTTTCTTGGAACTGTTCAACTCACCAACCATTTCACCCAAAGAATTCTTGATACTTCCAAAAGCTGAAGTTACCGCTGAACTAACAAGATTAGCGCCCAACATCGATTTGAACATTGAACCACTCTTATTTGAAATCGTATCAAATGCAGATGATGTCTTTTGAAGTCCGTTGATAGCTTTCTGTAGACCGTTCAAAGTAGAACTCATTCCTTTGTCAACCGCAGTAAGCACCGCTTCGACTGAATAAGTTTCTGCCATTATATACCTCCTTTCGTTACATATTTGCTCTCAGTAAGAGTTGTTTCTCTTTCTCTGAGAGTTGATACTTATGTTTCGCAGTATCTTTCTTCTTGTAAAAATCACTATATCTTCGATATAAAGGAGTTTTACCATCCGATTTGGTAGCTTCTACCTGTCTAGACAACCAAGCAGAACGATGCAAGAGTTCATCTTCATCTTGCTTTCTTAGCAACACCCCAGTCATTAACAAGTCGTACTCATACATTGTCATACGACCAATCTCGTTCATGTCTGTGATATTCAAAAATCGGACACAATTTATAATGATTTCCTCAAACGTTTCAAGAGATGATTTCTCAACTATTTCTTGAGGCCTTGGCTCATCTCCGACATCAAAGACTTACCCGCATTTGACTCACTCAATTCTTGAAGTACATCATCAAACAACTGCTCTAAATCTTCATGCTCTTCAACGAATGTTTCAACATCAACCAAAGAAGGTCGTGGGCTTTCTGTGACTGTCCCGTGATAGATAACATCGGCTAATGAAGCGATGTTCTTAGCGTACAATTCAGGAATTTTAGCAGATAGAGCCATGCCGAATTTCAAACCTTGTCGTTCGATTGGATAAGCTTTATCTAGTGAACGAACGAATTTAACACCGAATTTTACATTGTGAGTTTTACCATTGATTACTAATTGCATTGTTGTTTCTCCTTTTTTCTAAAAAATACAATAAAAAAGAGAGGCATGAACCTCTCTTAATTTCTATCCACCGATACCAGGTACTCCAGAAACTGAAGTTACAGAACTTGGTGAGCTAGTTGTTGTTTTAGTAGTGTCAGCAAACTCATACTGAACGACTTCAGCTTGGCTAGCGTTAAGAGTAGCATATCCCTTGACACCAGTTCCGTTTACTGCAATTTCAAGTTCTAACTCAATCAAATCTTCAGCGTTCTTGGTTTTCTTGAATGATGTCAAGTAACCTTGATAGTACACTGACTCGTATTTGTCACCTTGTTTCTTAGCATTCTTCTCGATTTCCCAAACTTCGATAAGTTCACCCTTATCCATTGCTTTTTCAAGTTTAGCAACAAGTTCATCATCTTCTGCCATGATCGTTGTAGCAGTGATTGAAACCTCAATACCACCGACAGATTGAAGAACGCCATCTTTTGTCTTAACTGAGTTAGCGTCACGGCTCTTTTCAGATGAATGTTCAGTCTGGAATGCTAACTTAGCGCCGTCAGCTTTGCTTGCTTCACTTAGTAAACGGAACAATAGAATACTGTCAATCCCTTTTTTTGCAATTGGCATTTTTTATCCTCTTTCTTTTATAAAATTGTAAATACTAAACGAACACGACCACGTTTCAGCGGTTCGACTGTCGTGTTGTCGTCAAAAAGCGATATTGTAGACTGCGAGATATTTAAAGCTAGATGATAGCCATCTGCCTCGCTAATCTTCATCGCTTCAGCAAAGATATTCGAACACATATCTGATACTTGTTTGCGTTTTTTACGGGTACTCCACACCGACAAAACCAACTCTACTGTACCTTTCACATCCGTTTTATTTGGAACGAGATTCGTCGTCGTGTCCTCAAATTCAACGAACGGATAAGGAACGTTGTCGTCTGGCTTGTAATCGTATGTTTTATAACCCAAAAAAAGACAACGTTTAAATACGCTGTCAAAAACTGCTTGCTCTCTTGATTTCATTTAACCAACCTTTCCAAATCATTTTTAAAAAGTTTCTTCTGATCATCAAAAGCTGGCTTGATAAACGGCTGTGCGCTCATTTTGCGAGTTCCTAATTCAACGTAAGCAGCATAATCAGTCCCAGGCGCTACTCGATACTTAAACCTATCTATCTTGCTACTGTTAACAGAGATAGAGCCCCTAGTAGCACCAGTGGGTTTTATGAATTTCTTGCCTCTATAATGACCTTTGAATTTAGCGTTTTTAACTGCTTTCTTTTGCATGGCTTCGCCATTTTTCTCAACAATACGCTCCACTTCTTCCATCTTAGCCACTCTTTGAAGTTTGGCTTGAAGTTTATCAAGGCCTTTTAGTTCAAATTGTAAGCTACCCAATAGAGTTGTCCTTCTCTAAATAGAATACTCTTCCAGACTGCTTATCTGCCCTGCATTTATAGCGTTCTTTTCGATAATTGAGATAAGTGAATGCGATTTTAGGTGCATTTTGGAAATAAACCACTTTTGAACCACGCTTATATTCGCCAAAAAGAGCAGTTTGTTTGTTCAAACTTAAATCCATAACATAAGCTGGCACAACTAAGCCTTCATCGTTACCAGAATTGTATTCGCCAGTTTCTGGATCATACTCTTCTTGTTTTTTAGCGATAATCTCCACTCTATCGTTATATCTCATAGCATCTTAAACCCCGCATTGAACGTTTTTGAGCAAACTCGCTTAATCACACTATCGTATTCTTTGAAATCATCAGAGTTAAATGTCATAGATGTGCCTTCTAAGGAATGATTACTCATCCCTTCAGCACCTATCCTATTAAAACGTTTAATTATGACCTCGGTAATGATATACTCAAGGCCTTCTGGGACATCATCC